CAGACTTCGCGTTACGCATACGTCCATCGGATAGATTGGATAGACTAATGAGGGCTGAGCGCCTAACTCCACCAACCACGACCACTTCAGCAATCTTACATACAAGATCATGACACTCCAAACTAGTTAACTTACGTCCAGCAGCACTCTCAAATAATCTAGTAGTAAACTTAAACAAGTCCTCTAGTGGTGCAGGGCCAGATGCTCGCCCACCAAACGTCTTAAGACGAGCACCAGACGGTCGTACTTGAGAGTAATCAACGCTAGGCTTTTGACCAGCATAGAGCATAGCGATCAACTCTCGTAGTGATCGCGCCCAACCAGCCTTAGAATCAGCAACAGTAATGATAGTGGTACTATCTTCGAAGTGCTCATTCACTACGGGCAACTGATTAATATCATCACGCTCTACCGAGAAGCCTACACCCACACCATTCATGAGGATATACAAGATCTCGTCAAAGCATCGGGGATGATTGATTGGAGTGTAAGAACAATTATACCCAGCCACATTCTCACGAGTCAATGCGGGACCAGCAGTCATTAGTGCTCGCATACTAGGCATAACTTCTAGGCTAAGGATAGCGTCAAGCAACTCTGCCTTCAACTCTGCTGGCATCTTATAATTATTATTAACTCGCAAGTGCTGATCCATAAACTCTACATAACGACTGACCGTTTCGGGCCAGTACTCTCTACGATTCTCAGAGTCAAGCCAGCGAGCATAACGACTCGTAGCAATGAACGTCTGATAATCAGTTGGCAAACCCATCATATTTAACCTTTCTATAAATTCTTCTATATTATTACTAGTAGGGCTGGAGAGAATCGAACTCTCACACCCAAGGGTAACGGATTTTAAGTCCGGCGCGTCTACCAATTCCGCCACAGCCCCATTATTATTTACCAAAACTAGTGGCTCTCAACAAACGAGAACCATAAGATACCATATGCGGCTTACCACCAGTAATAAACCAGTAACCATTGCACCAGTTAGGGAAGGTAGTTGTGCCTTGCAAGTACTCTGTCTGAGGAATGTTAAAGAAACCACCTAGTTCTCCTACGATGTACTCCCCACAAGGCGACCAGCCCATAGCACAATGATGCGTATGAGCAGTAAGCGTATGACACTTCTTAGTCTCACTAATCGCTAGCGGATTATTAAGAGGATTACGCGAGTACGTTGTAGGATGAGCAATAAAGTAACGCTGCTTATTACTCGTCAAGTAACAATTATCTAGGTTACTAAACTTGATCCTAGTACCATTACGATTAATACCAGCAAACACATTATCCATAGATTCTACAAATGACTCGCGGTACTCTGTCGTCTTAGTAAACCTATAATCATGATTGCCTTTTAGGAACACAATGTTCTTAAAATTATTGCATAGGATCTCCATGAGGTTACGAGCCTCTTCAAGTTCCTTCTTAATTCCAGCACTCTTCTGCTTAGGATAATACTGACTAAGCGAGTCACCGTTAAGGAAGTCTCCTGCGATTAGCAGGTTAGAATACGACTCTGCCTCGTCAAGGAACATATTAACAAGTTTAGCATCATACAAAGGTACATGCCAATCAGCGGTAACAGCCCAATCACCTTTCAACTCTAGCGGCTTATCAAGCCCAAACTCAAACCTACTAGCATCATTCATATCTACTCTCATACAGACTCTCCATTCATAATTAGTGTCAAAGCGTAAAGCCCATCATGCAACCTACGATTAACTTGACGAGTTGTTACACTATCTTTCTCTGCTTGCTCTTGGATAGGAACACCATTAACAAACACGTTTACAACCGTGAAATACAAGACTGCACTCTGCCGCTTTAAAGCCTTTAAACCAATCTCAAGATCCATCTTATAAAACGAGAACGTCGAATCAGGGTGTTGTTGTAATGTATAATAACTTCTCAATAAGTTCTCTACCATACTATTTGTGTAACTCATCGACCATTACCTCATAACTAACACTCTGAAAGTGCCTTAATCGTTTTACATAACGAACCCAATTCTTTAATCTATTGTATACGGCTTGACTAACGTATTGAGGATCTGCGTCAGGAGGACACAACCAAACTGCGATCATGCCCTCCTGATACAAATCATCATATTCTGCTGCTTTTCGAAACTTGTACGCAGCATTAGCAATAACCTTCTCGTATTCCCCGACTCTAATATTGTCGGGATCTAACATTAGAAGGGGAAGTCGTCCCCAGTAGCAGCCGGAGCAGCGGCAGCGGCCTTGGGAGCCTGTGCCGTGTTATCTCCAGCGATACGAATGATAGTCGTGGCAGACAGGTTATTATACGTCACCTGCTCACCATCCTTGTTCTGACCGGCGCTCTGCGAATGCTTGCCGTCACAAACAAGAAAGTCACCCTTGGCAACAGGAATGTTATCCTTGTCAGGCCACAGCGTAACACTAAAATTCTTGTTAGAACCAATAGCACGGATCACAACGTCGCGAACCTGTTTATCACCAGCGGTGCGCTGACGCGGGTCGAACTGAACAATTCCTGCAATAGTAATGTACTCACTCATTTGTATCTTCCTTATCTTCGGCGTGGATCTCATTCCACATTTTTGTGTATGTATTATATGGTACTACTACGAACCTTCTACCAGTGTGTGCTTCTCGCAAAAATAATGCCCATTCTTTACCTCTCGCATTATGAGCGGCTTGTTCTAGGTCTGCATTCTTGAGCGATAATCGTTTCTGGTACTTGCATTCAGGAGCGAATCCGTCTGGAAGGTCAATTACATCTGGAACATCAAAGCCTCTAGGCCCAGTACGAGTACCGCCTAGGTCCCTAGCAACTTCTCTCTCCCAATCCTTCCATTGTTTACTCTGCTTCGTCACCTTGCTCGTCCCCCGGATCTGTATCAGTTAAGAACTCTGGCCCACTCATCTCCTCCTCCCAACTCTTGTAAGTGTCGGGAAGGATAGCCAGCAGAGCCTTAGCATCCTCGTTAGCAGCAAACACTGCCACAGCAGACTTATCGTCTGTACTGATGTAATAGGGAGCGTCTACCACAGAACGAGCGGTAAGGAACTCCAACACACCAGCAATGGTGTGTCCAAGATTATCTTCCTGCTGCTCTGCAATTAACTTATGCATAGCCGAATCATACTCAATAGGTTTATCAGTCATAAAATTCACCTCCTTAGAAAGCATCAGTTGTTGTTACCAATTCAACTCGCCCATCAATAGTATCACAGATTTCGACTTTTGTCAAGCCGCCAGCCTGTGTTCGTCTACTCTTGAAGTGGACTAGGTTGAACGTACTAGCACCCGTTTTACGGGCTTCAATGCCACAATCAATTGCGGCACCAATGTCTGACGAGCCTCTCGTCCTGACGTACGACGAGTTAGACTCACTCTTGTTTGTGTGGTGTAGGATTAGTACTGCTGCGCCAGTCTCACGACATAGCACGTTGATACTATCGTTGAATAGGCTAGCCATTTCGCCAGCATTATTCTCATCCTTGGTATGGAATCGTGTAAGAGAGTCTAGCACGATCATGGTAGGCTCGTATGTGATAGCCTCGTCTAGCAGACGATCAAAGTTACGGTCAAGGCGAACGCCCTGACGATGCAAGTATCGAAGATTATCAACATTGTCAGCGCCTAGTTGCTTGAGGCGATGATACACAACGTCATGCGGATTCTCTTCATCGACGTACAAGACTTTACCATGATGATTCAACTCGTGACCAACCCAAGTTTTATGCTCGTTAGCCATTGCTACGGCTAGGCTAAGGCTGATCCACGACTTGCCTACATTGGGTTCACCAACAATTAGAGTAGTGTCTCCCTTACAGATAAGGCCCTTCACGAGCCACTCGTAATCAGGAGGCGGCATGTTAAGATCAAGAGCCTTGTAATGATAATTACCGTCAAGGCTTTTCTTTACAATATCTTTGAAGGTATCGTTAGTGTACTCTGCGAAGAACTCACAAATATCTTTTACATTATCTGGGAGAACGACACGACGAGCCTTGCTGCCTAGCATTCCACGCATCCTACCCCAAGCAGCATCCACCGTACTACGAACATTATACGTCTGATCATTGTCAAGGACAACAAAGATACGATCATACTTATCTAGCGGCTTGAGCATCTCCTCTCGGAAAGTATTAAAGCCGGGGATACCATACACATTATGATAACCTTCTTGCCAGACACGCATAGTATCTGACTCTCCTTCTACAAGGAAACAATAAGACGTATCTTCTGGCATGAGTTGTGCGTGATACAAGCAGACCTTAGCGTCCTTGCTGAATCGGAACTCTCGATTCTCACCCATCTTACGATACCGCTCACCAGTATCGTATGGGAATGTCATCCACTCGTCAGAGTTGGAGAACACGCCGAATGCTTCTAGAGTCTCACCTGTGATACCACGCTCATTCTCAAACCAATTCTTATGCGACTCGTTAATCATTGTATTCTCCTTAGTTCATTACTCGGATAAAAGCACTAACGTCAGCAACCCGACGCTCCATAAGAGCGACCATACCACCATCACTAGGATTAGAACCACTCGTGTTACCTTCAATGCTTGTAAACGTCTTACGCTTACCGGGGACAATATTTACAATGCCAACATGATCAGGGACACCATCCTTCTTCCAGTCGAAGAGTACAATGTCACCAACCTGTACGTCAGCAACCTTAACGATCTTCAGTCCGTTACGCATTGCCTTAGCATCAGCGAGCATGTAGGGACAATAAGCATACTTACTGCCCTTAACAAACGACTTGCTCTTGGCCTGACTAAAACAATACGTGACAAACATAGCGCACCACGGGCCACGCATACCATACCAATTACTGAATAGGCAGATGTTAGATCCCGGCGGCTGCTCACTAACGCCAATAAAACGACTAGCAATATCAAGAGCGTCAGCGCCAACATACCGCTGCTTGCTACGAGACTTGGCTCGCTGCTTCATCAGAAGCGTAGGCTTAGTCTTACCACTAAGCAGCAGGGACAGCGTATCATTAAACTCGCTATCAACATTCTTCTCAGCATAACCAATGTCCCACTTAGCAGCCTTAGTAGCAGCAGCCGTGTTAGGACCATACAATGCGTCAATCTTATCAGTGTAGTAACCCTGCTTCTTCAAGAGAGTTTGTGCTGCACTAACGTCAGCACCCTTCATGTTCGGACTAGTCAATACTAGTGCTCTCATACCATACTCCTCTGTAGTTTAGTTTGTTCTTGCTCATAAATATAGATGAGCCGATCAACGTACCATTTTGCTTTAAGTAGGTCCTCCATACCATTCTTGTGACGATACCTAGCAATATACTTTAGCACATTACCTTGGTGATAGTCAAGCCCTAAGCCTTCAATGGCTGTGATGACTTCCATATCTCCTTGGGTGTAATGCTTGGGACTGTTTACTGGATCATCAATTGCCACTATACGCCTCCTTCTCTGCCCAGTTTGTAGTAGAAATTTCGCAGTCTGTTTCTATACTAACGAATTTCTCTACGGTTTTATTCCCCATAAGGTTAGGGATTGTGTTAACGAGTCTACTAATCTCGCTTGTTACAGCGTCTAGGATAATCTCATCATGCACGATATTTACTATATGTGTAGCATATTTCGCATCTAGTAGATTGCTGACTCGTACTACGGATTCTCTCATTAGGTCTGCTGCGCTGCCTTGAATGAGAGCATTGAGGGCTTTGTGCTCTGATTCTACATGCAAGCGACGACCATACAGGTTCGTGATGTAACCCTTCTGTTGGATTGTCTGAGCGATCTGCTCGTTAAGGATCTTAATCCCCGGACGAGTAGTGTGATACGCCGCTAGGAGCCTCTTAGCCTCCTTAAAATCGACGCTAAGTTGACGCATGATAGTCGGTGCTCCACCACCATAGATGATACTAAAGTTTAGGGTCTTACCTACTTGCCTCTGCTCATCATCTACTTTTTCTTGGTTATACAATCCTTGCGCTGTGACAAGATGCGGATCCGATCCATTGTTGATTTCGGTCGCCAATGAATAATCGCTGATTCCCCTTGCCAAGTAGTATGCGAGCAGCCTGACTTCGATTGCTTTGTAGTCGAAGAATAAGAATGCATCGAATTTGGGGACAAATGCTCGTTTAACATCTTTCTGACTCCTTGGAATATTCTGCACATTCATGCAAATTTCTCCTGAATTTTAGGATAATACTTAGCAGAGATTTCTGCTACGCGCTGTTGAATCTCAGCATTATGCACTCGTTGAGCCGTGCTAGAACTAATATACTGTTTATACAATAATTGGTCAATATGATGATACTTATAGGCGAGCATGGTGCGAACCATTAACTCATAATCATCTGCGACTTTATAAGACGGATTATGACCACCAATATCACGATAAGCACTACGATCCCAAGCACGAACATGATTAGGCATACTAACAATATGACTCATAGTAGTAGCGTTGATTTCTGGTGAGCGCATGACCCACACATTATACTCATCATCCCAATAATCAGAGCCGTAACCAAACGCCCAGCCTTCGGGATAACGACACGACTGATTCTGCTCATTAATTTCGCAACAATTAGAATAAAAGAATTCTGCATTATTATCCATATAAGCGAGCCACAATTCTTCAAGAGCGTTAGGAACCAACTCATCATCATGATCTAACTCTACAAGAAGATCACCATTGCCTTGCATAAACGCACACAATTTAACTGCGCCAATGTTACCAATGTTTTTATTAGAACGATGCAATTGAATCTTATATCGCTCATCATTACAATAACCATACATCTGACGATAAACATTCTCGCTAGTAGAATCGTCCCATACAACCCACTCCCAATCAGTATGAGTTTGATTCTTTAGGCTAGACCATGTACGAGCAAGGACCTCGGGGCTTGTCTCGTAAGTAGGGGTAATTACACTAATCATACTTCTGCTGCTCCTGACGACATGCGACCAGTCCTAGTGCCGTGCTGACGGAAACTAGGATGAAGTATACCATCTTTAGCCTCCTCAGCAAGAGCGTCAAGATAAGTAGACTTAATCTTGTTAGCCTCTCGTAATTCTACGATTAGCGCCGCAAGTTCGTCATCCACGCTGGCAAGCGTTGCCTTGTCCGTTGCTGCGATTCGTACTCCACGCTGTGCAAAGACTTCGATGAGTTGCTTAGGGGACTGTGGGTTGAATTCTTCGCCAGCAAGTTCCCCAATACGCTGCTTAAGTTTGTAAATCCGATCACCATACTCTTTTCTTTGTAGTTTAACATACGCTCGGTCGATCTGTAATCCTCTAGCCTCAATACCTAGCAGGCTAAGGGTTAGGTTTTTCTCAATTTGATACAACGGGTGCAAGTCCTTGGGCATTCGATTCCATAATACTTCGTAAAGCCGCAGCGTGAACTCAGCATCCTTTGCTGCATACGGTGCAAGAATCTCATTGGGGATAGGCTCATAACCTTCATCTTTCTTAATCTTATTTTTTCTACGCCATACCTTTAGTACTTCATCCTCATCAGTCTCTTCACCTAGTACGGTACGAGCAAGGTACTTGAGGCTGGTAGATTGTTGTTCGTTGATAAGATGGGCTAGTGCTTGTGTATCTTCAAACTTGTCTTTAAATACGCTGAGTGGGACACCTAGCCGACACAATTTCTGGATATCAAACTTAGCATTATGCATGATAATCTTATCTGTTTCTTGCAGCATCTCAATAATACCATCAACTTCACGATACCACATATCCTCAGAAAGATCACGCTCATCAATAACAAGCGTACGCAAACCATCATTATGCCACGCAACACTAATCATGAAGGCTTCATCATGCCAACCCACACCAGTTGTTTCAGTATCAATAGCCAGAAGATCCAAAGCCACGTTCGCCCCTCATTCCAGTCCATACCATATTATCACCGCGAAGAAGATTCAACTGCATAAGAGGAAACATAGTAAACTGTGCCACCTTATCTCCCTTCTCCACAAGATAATTATTAGGACTCATATTACCAAGGACAATCTTAATTTCACCACTATACTCAGCGTCAATAATACCCGGCGCATTTAGTACGAACACACTATGCTTAGAGGCTAGACCGCTGCGGCTCATGATAAGACCAACGTGTCCTGTCGGTACACGAATAGCCAGATCAGTACGAATGACAATGGTACCACCAGCGGGTACGGTAGCCTTACTACTGGCACGAAGATCATAACAAGCGTCAGCAGCGTGAGCCTTGATAGGACTATGAGCGTACTTACTGAGGTGTTTATAGTGTACTAGCATTAGTCCATCCGGTGTTCATACTTATCGCTCATCTCAGGATACTTCACATCCCAACAATCATCACAAGTACAATACTTTACCTTGTTACGAAGCGTATCATAAATGATAGCATCCTCCTCGTAGTCAAGCATAGCCTCTTCCTCCTGCAACTTATTATAATCATACCCGGACTGCCAAGCAGAATCAAGCAACTCTTCTGTCTCCCAATCCTCCGACTGATCATACTGCATAGTAATCTGACCCTCCAACTCGTCAAGACGCATACACATATCATCAGCAATACTCTGAATCATACGACGCTGGGACTGAAGAACACTAATAGTACTCATATAAAAATCACGATCCGTCGAACGCATTACAACACTCCTTTGTTGGACAACGACTCTCGAATAGCAGGAATAGTCAACTCTTCAACACCAAGAACCTCACACATTTGCTCCTTCTCAGGAACAGTACCCGGCTCCAACTCTAGCACACGCTGAGTATAAGCCACCACAAGTTGTTTCAAAGCAACATCATTACTAGCAGCAGACTTCTGAAGAACAATGAAGTCTCGCTCAGCCTCTTTCCACAAGTAGAGAGCAATACCAAACTGGTGACACGCCTTCTTCAAAGCCTCAGCCTGAGCAGTCTTAAGAGCCTTATCAGGATCAAAACCAATGTCACCACCAATACCATCACGAACAACAACAGCCTTCTGAGTAGTAAGGAAAGCATCGTCATCATCCTCAGCACCAATACTAATGACACCAATGTCACTAAGAAAAATACTCAGCGAGCCTTGGACAACAGCAACATACTGCTTCTTACCCGTACTAGTATTGCTGGCAGCGTCAGGATACAACTTCCAATCATTAATCTGCCAAGCCCAAGCATGACCAAGCACCTCGTTAAGACGATTAATATAATCATCAATCGAAACGTATGCTTGCCCACTCTGATTCTTCTTAACTAGACTGGGATGAAACTTTGCTGTAAGTTCTTTTGGAAACATCACTTCTCCTCCTCGTTTTCTTTAATTGTATCACACAATTCTGCTGGATCAATGTCACTAGTCTCTACAATGTAAGCCTTTTCTGTGGAGCAACCACACAAGTCAATCTCTTGATCTTTCCAAGGACAATACATACTAGTGTAGTGCGGCTTGTACCAATGCTCCCAATTCTTATTCTTCTTATTAACCTTCCAAGAATACTCTCCCTTAAGAGGCTTAGGCAACACTTCATACTTAGTATACAAGTAGATAGACTCTTCAATATAATCCATCTGCTTAGTGACCTTTTCTAGGCTGAGAGGTTCAATCTCGTAGAATATTGGCTCTGCCCAACGACGCTTATAATCAGGACTACTAGGCAAGTAGAGAATACCAACACGAAGATCAGGAATAGTAGGACCAAAATGATAGTACGCACTTACTTGCATGATATGATCCGGCTTCGGCCCATCCATAAACGACAGACTCACACCACTAGCAGTCTTATAATCTACTAGCCACTCTTCACCGTCAGGATTAACTAAGTAAGCATCAGCAGTACCCGTCCAAGGATAATGCCTATCACTAATAGTAATAGACTTCTCACTAATATAATCCCACCACTCTTCGTTAAGCATCACTGTATGAACATACTCATGCACAGCAGTACCCTGCAGCAGAGGGAACGTATTCATCCAAGGCTTATCAACAAAAGGGACACCATGTACCCAAGAGATACAAGTATGCCTAGCATTCTGCAAATCTGTAGAGAAATGCAGATAATCATCCACTCGTGGAGTATTTACCGCTAACTTGATTGCGTCAATCAGACTCTTCAAGAATATCCTCCCACTCACAAACAAACTTACCACTACCATCCTCAACCTGTACCTCAACACTATCAAAATGCTTACCCATATAAATATGGATTAGTTTCTGACCATTGTAGAATACGGCTGCATCAAAGTCATTCTTAGTTCCCTTGCTTACAAACTTATACACGATTCTGTTCCTTTAGTTTACGTTCAGCACGAAGAGCCTTAGCCTTCATCTTCTTAGCGCCACGATCCTCACGAACCTGCTTCTTAGCAGCCAACTTATTCTTTTTAATACTAGACGGAACAGCCATTACTCTTCTTCTTTAGGTGTAAAACACAATACAGTAGCATCAAACTTAACCTTATCACTAGCAGTCTTAGACCGACGATAAGTATGAACCTTATAACCCTGCTCATAAAGCATCTCAGTAGCAAGACTAAGACTAGGGCTACGACCAATCATATTACCATCAACAGTAACAGACCAAGCACCCTTTTTATACACAATACTAGCCTCTGCTAGTTTCTTCTCACCCATAATACAACTCCATAAGAAACTCAATATACCTATACTCTCTATCCCATTCAATATACTCTTCGTATGTCATAGGAGTATTATTCATACTGTTCCTTTCTCTTACTAATAGTAACGCTATACTACCATACATTATTCCTTATGTCAAGTAAGGATATTGTAAGGACTGGGAGAGTAGGAATCGAACCCACATTCACAGGACCAAAACCTGTTGTCCTACCGTTAGACGATCTCCCAATGGACGGTAACAGAATCGAACTGTTATCTTCGCTATGCAAAAGCGAGGTTTTCCCGTTAAACTAACCGCCCGAACGGAGGGTGAGGGATTTGAACCCCCGGTATGTTACCATACACTTGATTTCTAGTCAAGTACAATAAGCCTCTCTGACAACCCTCCAGAGCGAGTAGACAGAATCGAACTGTCATCACCACGTTGGCAACGTGGAGCATTAACCGTTATGCTATACTCGCAAGCCGAGTAACAGAATCGAACTGTTGTCACCAGTTTACAAGACTGGGGCATTACCACTATGCTAACTCGGCATGGCTTCACTAGGGATCGAACCTAGACCTCAAGGATTAAAAGTCCTGTGCGCTACCTTTACGCTATAAAGCCAACAGCCCTTATAGGAATCGAACCTATACAATCCGGGTAGAAACCAGATGCACTATCCATTATGCTAAAGGGCTATGGTTCCACTAAGATTCGAACTTAGACTTGACAGATTAAGAGTCTGCTGCGCTACCATTACGCTATGGAACCTCACTCGGGGACAAGGATTCGAACCTTGATTCAACGATTAACAGTCGTTTGTCTTGCCTTTAGACGATCCCCGATGCATGGTGTAGGATTCGAACCTACGAAGTCTTAGACGACGGGTTTACAGCCCGCACCCTTTAGCCACTTGGATAACCATGCGAAGTACCAGAGGAGGGATTCGAACCCTCACACCTCGCGGCGCTAGATTTTGAGTCTAGTGTGTCTACCAATTCCACCACTCTGGCCTAACGGGAGTGACCGGACTTGAACCGGCGACCTCTTGCGTGACAGGCAAGCGTTCTAACCAACTGAACTACACCCCCTAAACCTACTAAATAGCACTCCCCCTGTAAGCAACCCAGATTGCAGCCTGCATATCACGGGGAGAAAGACTAAACACGTCGGCTAGGGTACGTACACCCTGCTCAACCTCACTACGAATCCTAGTACTAACATCACTACCATAACCAGCAGCCTTACTCATAAGACTATCAGTAGTAATAGGATCCGTATGTCCCACAATATTCAAGTAGAAGTTACTAACCTTGGGACCAGTAACATGACGAGAATAATACCGATCATTAGCCACGATCATACCCTTCAACGCATTAGCATTTAGAATACCATACGATGCGCGGCGACGATGATCCGGCACGAACGAGTCAGCAACAATATTATACGTAGCCTCAATATTCTTATTCCACCTAGCACGAGGCGAGGTTACTGCCATGATAGCAGCGACACGCTGAGGAGTGACAGGATAATCCTTACTAATATCTAGGCAATGCTGCCAAGCATTAGGATACCAAGCCACGCCCTCGCTGATAGCCTCGTCAATACCGAACGAGTCAAGCACCTTGTAGAACTTATTTGCAGTAGTCATATTATACCTCGTAAATTTCGACATCATTAGTAATATCCGAACTAGAAATTTCAGGATCACTATCCCAATAGGCTGGGTCACTCCAACGCAATCGTGCTTCATCTTCATTATCAGCCTCAATAAACACACGATATGTTACAACTTCGTCCCAAAACACTTCGTATCTAGTCATTACGCCTCCGTCACGCTGTACTCAGCGTCATAGTAAATATCATATTCCATCCCGTAATACTCAATCCCGTTGGATTCCACCTCATCACGAGCCAACTCTTCTGCCGTATCCTCATCGACTGCCTCAACGCTAATACACACAGTCACCGGGACAGTGACACTAACCTCATACTCACGCTTCAGCAACCTAGAAGGTACAGCATCATGATACTCCAACACATCACGTACCCTATCCGTGTGCTCTGGCATGTTAGCAATAGCATCATCCAAATGCTGCTTTTCTAGACCAAAAGTATCGTAAGTATAATTCAACATACGAGCAAGGATATCAGTCTGACTTACATACCGCTCCTCACGAATCACCAACAACGATACTTGACGATCTAACTCTGCCTTAACCTCAGCATACCGAGCATCACTAGCCTCAAGCAAAGACTCTAGTTCAGCAACACGCTCATCGTACATCGTCACAATATTCTCCTTCTTGATTTGCTTACACATATACATCATTAGAACCAACCTCACAACTCTTACTCATCATAATCCCCTTTATCCCAAGTATTCAACCTATGCCCTAGTGCTTTCCTCGCCTCACAAATAGCCTCAAGATAATCCCAAGCCCTAGCATCCTGACTATCAGGTGCAGGATAACCCGGCCCATCATCAAACGCAGCATCCACCGAAGCCTCAGCAAACTCCAACTGTTTTACAGCAGCAGCAAGGTACTTAGCAGCATTATCAAGATATACTTTATCTTTGTTCACTCAAACTCCTCATCATGCTCAGGTGCATAATCATCGGGATAATCATAATCATTAGTCCAATCATGCGACTCCCACGGTGGTTCCTCGGGGATCCTATCATACTCAGGATCATACACCATCCAAGTCACCAACAAACTATCCGGATTCGCAGTCTCAAACGGAACATCCTCATCATCACTAATCATATTCACATAATTCCTAGTAGTCATACTAATTCTTTCAATCATTCTTCTTCCTTATCTCTCTATAGATAATCTCTTCACTTCGTTCAGAGATTATCTTAGAGAGTATATAGTCTCCATTCTTTTATGCAACCATAGCGTAAGTATTTTCCATCACCATACTAGCAGCAAACTGAGCAGCATTAGCAGCAGAGTATAGCAACTTAGGCTCATCCTTGCAACGCTTCGCCCATCCCTTCAAGTAAGCAGCCGACTGCTCCTCATTCAACGGCACCTCAGTGTTAGCACAAAGGAATGCGGCAGCAAACTCTGCAACCAACTCCTCCTTAGCGTACCTATCAGTACCAAAAGTTGTAGTCTCAATACGATTAGCACGAGACTTGTGTCCTGTGCTATGAGCAATCTCGTGGAACAGTGTCTGGTAGTAACCCGCTAGTGTGGGGAACTGGTCAAGGTCAGGCATCGTGATGCTATCCATGCTAGGAACGTAGTAGGCACGGTCACCACCATGACTAAAGTCTGCAAGATTATCACACCACTCAGTAGCAATCAAGTCAGCCTCAGGATAACCCTCATCCTCGTGAGTATAACCCTCAGTGTTAGGCTCAGGCTTCTCAAATGCAGGCAGACCCTCAATCTGAGCACCATTGAACACACGATAGTAACGCTGAAACCATGAAGTCTGCACCTCAGCCTCACCGTTATCATCCTCAACCTCACGCTCAATCTTCTTGTTATAAATAACAATCGTAGACTTACTACCCTTGATTACCTTAGCATCCTCGGGCAGGCTGCTCATCGTGTAGAATCGTGGGTCATCCCACTTGTTCTCTTCCATGAGGAACGATAGGTAAAGGCTATTGAAGCCAGTGTACCTACGATTGCTGATACCATTCTTCGGTGCCATAGCATCGTTGATACCACGTACAATCCACGGCCTACTCCACGGTGCAACACCCTGCTCCATCATAGCAATCAAACCCTCAGTAATCTGAGTGTGAACCTCTGCAATGTCAAACTTTTTCTTAGTCATTGTTATACCTCATCCTCGTTGTTGAACATATCATCCCAGCATTTAGGGCAAGTACCAGAAATAAACATTTCACGATACTCTTTAGGTACCTCGGGGAAGGCATCCTGCACAAGCGCTCCTGCTCGCCAACTCATGTAACCCGTGAGGCTAGTACCAAGTAGGTACTCTTTATCACAACAAGTGCAACCAATCTCAAGGCAAACATAATCATCCTCAGCACTAGAACCTTCACTCAGGACAGTAATCATCGGCTTAACAAACATTATTTCTTTCTCCCTTATCTCTCTATATATTCTTTCTTCACTTCGTTCAGAAAGAATATTAGAGAGTATAGTCTCCGGCTGGATCACCTAGCATTGTACCACAATTTAGTACGAGCAACTCGTACTCCGCATCCATGAGCGAATCGAAGTGGTCAATGAATGCGTAAGGCATACCATTATCATCACACTCCCAAATCTCGTAGACAACGTAATCGTCTGTGATAATCTTCAACATTTTACCAACACCTTTCAATAATGTACACGGCTATAAGCATTGCTAATACTGGTAGTATTGCGATGTAGAATACTGCCTCAATCATCTAGCCACTCACCATCCTGCTCATCATCGTACCAATTCTCGCTCACACCACAATCATCATACGCTTCTGCTCGCCACTCAGCATAATCCACACCACACACACCATCTTCACTATTAAAATCAAGCATTATTTTACAGCCTTTCTACGCTGTTCATACCCCTCCCATGTGGGGTAGTACCTAACACACCATGCAAGTGGCTTAGAAGCCACGCTAGACACCTTACAATGGACGCTAGCGTACCACCTGCTCCACATAAGCAATCTTACACCACTCGTAACCCAACCCCTGCAAATAATCCATGAGTTCCTCAATAAAACTCCACGGCAGGTACTGAGTCTCGTAATCCATGACCGCAGCATAATCAGCCCAACGCATACGATCATCATTAAACTCTACCTTGTAAGCCATGCTACTCACACTCCCATTCGTTGTCCTGCTCATCATCATAATCCAAGTAATCATCGGGGTTGTAATCAGGCTCAAAAGACAATTGCTCGGCTCGCCACTCCTGATACGCAGCCCCACACACGCCGTCCTCATCGTTAGGATCAAGCACTATCACGCTCACACACCCTTCCCGTAAACAATCTCGTCAATCATAAAGCCTACCAGATTCTCCAAGTTCTTCCAGAACTCTCCGTACGTCACCGGCACCAGCCCATCCGACACCCAGAAAGTAACAGCATCCTTCAGGATGCCGACACCCAGCATCGTCAAGCAATAGCCCTGCATCTCCAAAGAGATAGCAGCCTGAGCAAACAACTCCGTAGGGTAATTAAAATCGTTTTCCATACTACTCAAATCCTCTCGTCACCGGGCATCCGGCTGTTAGAACGAAGCCCCAAAGGACTCACAATGTCTGTTACGTGACGCTTGCCACGCTTCGCATAGCCACGACCCTGACTAGCAAATCGAGCCGCAACCTTCGCGCTATGCCCATCGCCTAGACGCTTGACCGTGAAAACCTTGATCGAACCATCGGGCTGAACCCGCTCAACCTTACGCATTATGCGCTCCTAACGTGTGTGTGGGGACAGTGTAGCACAGCGGAGTCTACGACTCCAGCCGCACCTTGCGCTGCACCTTGACGCGCTCACCGCCGATGACGACGCTGACCGTGTTGCGACCACGCTTGCCCTGCCGACCGACGACGGTCACCGACTCGCCACCAGAGGTGGCAAGAGCCATGTAGCAGACCTTGCAAATGCCTTCGGCATTCACACGCCGCGCTTTCTTGGCGAAGCCACAGCACTTGCACTTGACCTTCTCAGCCTTCGGCGTGGAATCCACGACGACCTCCTCCTGCTCCTTCGGAGCATCCGACACGATCACCACACCCCGCTCACCATCCTCGGAGAGGATCTGCAAGAGCATCGCTGCCTGCTCCGGGCTGAGGGCTTCGATCTTCTCGACGACTTCGTTGCTGTTCATTTCTCTTTACTCCTTACTGGTTTCTATCTTCCTTCACTTCGTTCAGGAAGATATAAACCTAGTAAGGTAGTAGGGTTCTCGGCGGATTCTTCCCTATTCTCTCTCTATAGAGAGAGAGAATAGAAACATATCTTCTTAGTTAGACTAAATAATGCCGAAGGCACTTATTTAGTAACTAACTAGAAGATATACAACTAGACTACTTCGTAGTCTAACTAGTAATAGACTCTACGAGTCTAACTGTACAATACTCTAACTTACTCCGTAAGTAGAGTATTTGGCTTAGTTATACACTATCTACTGTTACTATGTAACAGATAGAGAGTGTGTAGTTGGGACTATAAAGAATACCAACTATGTTGGTATAAGTATACTACTACTCTGTAGTAGTAT